AGGCAAAGAAACTTGGATATACTGGAGATGGTCATGGTGGATTAAAACGACCAAAGGCAATCGTTAATGTAGGTCCTTCCTCATCTGGTTGCTCCTCTGGTTCCTGCTGTGGTGCTCCTGAGGGTTGTGGAGCAGGTTGTGCTTTTACCTTTGAAGTATCTTGTGCTTGAGGTGCTGCTGCTGGTTTCTTTTCATCTGCTGGTTCTTCAGCACCCTTTGGAGATTTTTTACCAATAAGTTTAAGTTTTCCGTTTTCAGTTCTTGCTACTACTTTTCCAGTGCGGTCAACCCATCCACCATGACCATCTCCAGTATATCCAAGTTTCTTTGCCTGCATTGCTGCTTGAGATTCTGATGCCTCAGATAGAAATTGGAAGAAACTTTTCATTAATATGTCTTATTATACTTATAGTTATTTTAGTTATTTATCTTTGATAATTATTAGGTTTCATGCATACCTTTTCTTAAAAGTTGTTTAAATTCTAGAGTCATATTTGCAAAAAATTGTGGATAAGCTGTAAAAGACCCCTTATATCTTAATTCAATGTCAAGAATAGGATTTTTACCTTTATACAATTTAAAAAATACTTTTCCCGCTTTTTTTGAAAAGGTTTTTTTTGAATCTAGTTCAACTCTTGCTGGTAGTTTTGCCATCTTAGCAATTGCTATAATTACACTATACAAATCAATTACATTTGCACTCGAAATAATAGGGCTAAGATCAGTTTTTGCAAATCCAACGCCTTCAACCAAATAAAATGCAAACTCAGAATTTTTCCAAGTAGTAAGTTCATCCAAAAGATTAATTTTTAATACTCTAGTAAGTAAAGCAGATGCTATTTTTTCACTATTCATATTCATAATATCCAAAAATCCCTTGTATAAAGGATTTAATCCACCAGAACTTTGCAACTTTCTATTTACATAATTTCTAAAATCTCTTTGCTGATCAGTCATTCCTGTTGGTTTTATGATCCCATCCAATCCAGAAACTTCATTAACACTTTTTAGATTAATCAAAGAAATTTTTTCAATCTTTCCCGCAGAGTTTTTCCTTTCAACTTTAATATCCCACAATGCTTTAGCATCATTTAAATTGTTTGGATTTAAATTTTTTAAATCTTTATTTTGGGGAAGAACTGCAAATTCACTCAATGGTTGACCTACACTAAAAGCTTCTTTTATAACCGATGCAAAAAATTTTATACGATGGGAATTAAGTTGTTCTCTAGCATTTTTAAATTGTGGACCATCAATAAATTGAGAAAATGCATTATTAATTAATGTTGGACTAGCTGCTGCCTTTGTTGGTTTCTTTTTGAGAGAGACCCCGGCATAAAGATTTCCATATTGAAGTATAACATCGGAAGAATTATAATCACTCATTCCATAAGCATTGACTTTAAATTTTTCTACATTTGGATGCCATTTGTTACCAGTTAAGTAAACAACACTAGGTATTGAAGAATTTACTTCTTTTCTTGTGCCGAGAACTGCGGAAACTGCTGCTGCTAGATTATCATATTTTTCTTTATCTTTCTTTGATTGTATTTCTTTCAACATTCCATTTTTTGTTTGATTACCTGCAGCATCTAAAACCCTATTACCAGATAGATTAGAAACTGCAATATCTAAAAGATTCAAAAACTCATCTTTATTTTCAGAAGAAGATTTTAATTGTTGAGTTGGTACTAAAGACAATCCAGCGTATAAACCCTCAGATATTTCAAATGCCATTCGTAATATTTTTTTAAGTATTTATAAAAAAAAACCTCCCCAAAAGGAGAGGTCTTGTGATTATTTAAGAAAAAATAAAATTAAAATCCACGACCAAAATTATTTGATGGACCTTTACCGGACAACATTTGACCAGCTTTATCTAACATTTTTTGTCCAGGTGGAGTTTTTCCACCTGCACTAATTGATGCGTTTACAGAAGGTTTTTTTACTCCAGATGGAGCATTAGCACTTACAGAACTGATTTGTTGCTCCATAATACTATACTTCCAATCTTCACTCATATTAGCCATAATAGCAAGTGCTGCTTCTTCAGTATCAGCATAACCTTCACCAATCAAATATCCTTTTACAACATCAAACATATCAAATCCGGATTTTACAACTCCAGGAGCAGTAACATTCATTTCTCTACCAGATACAACTTTTGAGATATTTTTTCTACCTTGAGCAACTACTTCTCCGGCTGAACTACCTTTACGAATGGCTGCATCACCACCACCAGCTTTAAAAGCACCATACTGTGCTCCACCAAGATTTTTTGAAGTATATTGTGAAGATGGTGCTGGTTTTGGTGTAGATGATGATACTTTTGCTGATGCAGTTGGTGATTCACCGGCACCAACTTTTCTAGAGATTTCAATTTCTTGACCGATTTTACGACCTGCGGCACCAGCAGCACCAGCAACAGCAGATCCTGCTCTCTGAGCACCCCCAACAATTGCTTTCCCTGCTCCTTGAACTGTTTTACTAGCAGAACCTAAAGCACTTTGACCTGCAGATACTGCTCTTTTAGAGGCACCACTAACTACTGAACCTGCTTTGCCTAAAGCACCACCCGCTGCAGATACTGCTCTTTTAGAGGCACCACTAACTACTGAACCTGCTTTATCAATACCAGCACCAACACCTTGGAAGAAACCTGCTTCCATCAAATATTGTTCGTTAAGAACACCAGTTTCAAAAAGAATTGAATCGATATCTTCTACTGCCATTTCTGACATATAAACTTCAGCAGTATTGTATCCTGGAACAAATTCATTATATACAAGGTAATCTGCTACAGTTTTATATGCTTCAGAAATAAATTCCTCCGTTAAACATAATTCCCAGAAATAATCTTCATCTAGTATTTCTTCTTGTCTATAAACCTGTAAGTATGCTTCTCTTATATTGCGATAATCTTTGGAATTCATTTCTATTAATACTTTTACATTTATTTATAAAAAAAAAACTCCCCAAAAGAGGAGAGAGTGTATTTTATAAATCTCCTTCTACACGATTTTCAGATTTATAAACAGAGAAAGTTCCTTCTGGATATCTTGCCGATAGTTTTTGGTAGTTCATTTCCATTAGTTCCTCAAAGGTAGTATCAAGAGCAATACAAAGTTGAGACATATACCAGAGAATATCTCCTGCCTCTTTTTTCATATGAATAATATTTTCTTCATTATATGGTTTTCCTTGCAAGAATATTTTTTTAATGATTTCAGCAAGTTCTCCGGCCTCAGCACTTACACCAAATGCAGCAGTCATAAGACGTGAAACATCAGCATCGTGAGTTATTTCAAGTTCTGTAAGACGCGAAACAAGTGCTGCGAAATCACTACTCGCAGGGCTTGTAGTTTCACGAACAAACTCAATATATTTTTTTGTATCTATAATATTATTTTCAGTCATAGTATACTCAGTGCTTCCATCAGAGAGGTTTTCTTTTTTAATTGAAATAGTCATACAATAAAAGGTTCTAGATCACATTGGGTTAGGATTTTTTGTTCAGAAAGTCTTAAATCATCTGGTAACTTAATGTAAGGAACATTAACAGTCTGTGGATTTATATGTTTCATTTGACGATATGTTCTGGTATTATCAAATCCAACAAGCATTATCGCATCTTTAATATTATTACAATCAACGATTTTTTTACCATCTCTATCAAATACTGAATAATAAATCAAAACTTAAATCCCTCAAATGATTTTTTAGGTTTCTTTTCTTCATTATCATACTCCTTTTCTTTACCAGAGTCAAGTATATCATTTTGAGCATCTTGCTCTACATCATAAAGTCTCATCTTACTTCTATCAATACCAACAACAAATCTTTTATATATTGTTAAATCATTATATCGGTTCTTAAGTTGTTTGACCAGAATTTGCCCGAGACCTTCAAGTTCTTCTGTGCTAATAAGGGCAAACATAAGGTCAGCAGTAGCAGGAAGACCAAAGGATTCAGAAGTATCAGTAAGTTCAACATCAGAACTCCCATAACCACTACGAGTAGTCTGAGTAGCGGAAACAATTGGAACATTTGCCTCAACTGCGAGTCCTCGTAATTCTTCAGCAATTGATTTAACCAGTGTGTATGAGTTGATATTACTTCCACCCTTAAATCGTGAGGAAGCACAGATATTAAGATAGTCAATAAAAATAATATCGGGTTTAAATGATTTCTTAAGAGCAAGTTCATTCAACAATGATTTAAAGTGATTTGAGTGTGCTGATGCTGTTGGATATTCTTTAATTATAAGTGTTCCCTGTGTCTTTTTAGCAATACTATTAACTTTTGATTCAAACATTGATTTTGGCAGTTCAGTCAGTTGTTGAATAGGAATGTTTAAGAGATTTGCATCAATTCTCTCAGCAATACGTTCCTCTGCCATTTCAAGAGTGATGTAGAGAACGTTGCGGCCTTGCAATAAGACGGAAGCAGCAACATGGCACATAAAGAGACTTTTTCCGACACCTGTACCAGCAAGAGCGATATTGAGAGTCTTATTAGGCAAACCACCTTTGGTAATTTTATTGAAGTAATCAAGGTCAAATTCAATTTTTTCCTCCTTTCTGTGATAAGACTCATAACGTTTCTCAAAGTCTAACAGATAATCGTGCCCAACGTGAGTATCAAAAGATACTGCAAGAGCATCTGATAAAATTGTAGGTATGCTATCTCTGTTTTTCTTTCCGTCTTTATCATCTGCAATGTGTATTGATTCCATCAGTGCAAGGTAGATTGCTCTATCTCTACACCATTTTTCAGTTGTATCAACTAACCAATCAAACTCTGTAGGGACATCATCAAGGCACTCAATAAGATGTATGATTTGTTTAAAAGAATCCTCATTAATATCTTTACGTTTTTCCACTTCAATGCAAAGAACTTCTTTCGTTGCAAGTTGATTATATTGTGTAACAAAATTGAATATTTCTTCAAAAACTATTTTTTGATTAGAGTCTTCAAAATAATCAGATTTAACAAATGGAATAACTTTTCTTGTATATTTCTCATTATATAAAAAGTTTCTCAAAATTAGAAATTCAACTTTATCCATCGTCTATTTTGTGTTGTGGGTTACTTAAAGAGTATAATATATCAAATACAAATGTAATTCTTACTTCATCAGCAATATTAACTGTTCCGTGAGGTAACTTATTATCAAACCACAAGAGAGTTCCTGGTTCTACAATTATAGTTTCATTTCCAACAAAGTATTGATATCTTCCAGAAATACCAAGATGATATCTATCTCTTGTTAGATAATATGTTCCAATATCAATATGGGCACCTACAATTTCATCAATTGGAAGAGAAAGAAATCCACAACGTTGAAGTTCTTTACTTCCAAAGTTTTTACGAACAATCTTTCGTATTTCACTATGATGTTCATATGCAGGAGTCTTAATATTAATCTCAGAGTCTCCAACAAAATCTTCTTTCTTTTTGACTCCTCCCATTATAAGTTGTAATGCACTTACTGGCAAATCAGCAAATCCATGATCAGTAAGAGACTGAATGTTTTCAATATTTTTTTGATGATCCCAGTCTTGTGGATTTTTTTTAAGTTGCTCAATTACTTTGTTAATATTAATTTTAGTATCTACAACCTTAATACATTTACCCATAACTAAATTCTTTTTGTGCTACTTCATCAAGAGACTTCATTACTTCTGGAGTAAAATACTTATCTACATCTTTTAGTATATCCTTACCATAGATTTTTTTACCATCCATTTCATATCTTCCTGCCACATTTTTCCACATTCCACCAATCTCACCAAGCTCAAGTAATCCATAATACTTATCAAGTCCACGTTCGTCATAAAATAACCGAATTTCAACTTGCTTATTTTCTTTACTTAATCTTGATTTTTGTGTTTTTGCACGAATAATATTTCCTATAACTTCTGTTCCATCTTTTTCTTTTGATTTGGATAAGTATACGATTGTAGATGATGCATATTGCAATCCAGACCCACCTGACATTTGTTTACCACCATAAAGACTCATACTTTCATAGGTATGATTAGTGACTATCATAGGAATATTTGCCTGTCCCAACTTAAGAGTCAGCATACGGAAGGCACCCTTAATCAGTTGTGCCTTAGTCATATCACGAGTATCTTTCTCGGCAAGTGTGTCTGTGATTTCTTTATTAGTAGAGAGCATACCCAAAGAGTCTAATACAAACATACAAGGTCGTCTTTCGTCTTTAGATTTTTTTAGATATAAATCAACTGCTTTCAGAGTCTTATTACGGAAATCTTCAATCGTGACTACATTGACAACCACCAGGCGAGTTGTGTCAATTCCCCTACCTTCCAAAAGGGATTTTGTGATTGCTGCTTCAGTATCAAAATACAAACAGTATCCAGTAGGATTATTATCAAGGAAATTCTTAACGACGGCAAGACTGAAGAAAGTTTTTCCAGTAGAAGTTTCCCCTGCAATTGCAGTAATCTTGTTCCCAGAAACACCACCAAAGATGCTACCAGATACAAGAGCGTTAAAAATGTAGCTGCCAGTATCCACATACGTTTCAGTTTCGTCAATCTCTGATGCCAGTTGTGTGTATTCTCCACCAATTTCTTTTATAATATCTTTCAGAAAATCCATAATTTAATTGTTCTCAGTAATGTAAACATAGTCAGGATGTTTTGTCTTAAATGCTTCTACTTGTTCTTGTGTTTTCAAGTATATGGAAAGAGCCGTTTTTGGGTGCTCTTTAAAATAATACTTAACCTGTATTAAATTTTTCATCATGCAACCACTCCGTATTTTTCTCTTAGAATTTTTTTGTAAGGTAGTCCTTGGTCTTTAAGTTCTTTTACTAATTTCAGTCTATGGTATAATGATGCATCACCTCCAAGACTCATTGCCTTAATAATAGTATTCAGTTCTTCGTCTGTAATCGGTAAATCCATTAGGTAAAAAATGACTCCAAGTTGGAAGTGTATTCAGTTTTCCATCCAATCACATCAAGAATTGATTTCAAAGGATCTAAAAATGCTTTTTCAAATTGTAATTCATAGTCAATGTATTTGTCAAGTTTAAGTTCTTTTGGAAACTCTGAGATGAATGAAATTACATTTTCGTGAATTATATTGGGTTTTTTGAGATAGATAAATTTAATCTTTTCTCCATTTTTTATAATAGAATACTTATTTGAAAGTTTGTTTTGTTTTATATAGTGATTATAAAGTAGTGCCCCACGAACGTGAATTGGAGTTCCTTTTGAGTAGATTGAATTTGATGAATAGTATTTTTCAACATCAGACACTGACCTTGGAAATGAAAGTTCCTCTGGGGAAAGACTTTTAAACTCCTGTCTGGCATTTTCAATAAACTCAATTACCTCATCTTCAGTTCCATTCATCATCAATTTAAGAGCACTCTTAATCATCTTACGACAAGGAGCAGGAGTTGATGACTTAACTGCCTCAATACCCATTATCTTAAGTTTAGGTTCTTCATAACGAACACCCTCAACATCCCAAGCATTTAGAATATATCTCTTTTTGGCAGTCCAAATACCACGATCAGCAATAGTTTCTCGTTTCATTTGCATTTTTTGATCGTAGGCATTTACATATTCTGCCAGTTCTTGGTAAGAATTTTCAATATACTTTTCAAGTTCCACCGAACAGATCTTATCAAGGAACGAAATAATGCCTTCAGAAGTTTTCTCTCTTCCCTTGTATATCTTGTCAACCAAAGGACCCATATGAAGGTAGATACTATCAGTATCAGAAGCAATAACATAATCAACTTCATTTGTCTTAAGGAGTTTATTTAGATACAAATTCATCTTATTTTCAATCCAACGAATCGCAACTTGTCCTGATGTTGTGATTGCCTCAGCATTTGCTAACTTATAATAACGAAAATATTCATTACCTACAGCTCCATAAGCAGAGTTCAGAGAAATCTTTTTTGCCATTTGTATATTATTACAACGAGCAATCTCTTTCTCTAATTTTTTGGTTGGAGTTTTTTCATATTGTTTCTTTGCCTCAAGCATCTTCTTTTTGTAAATAACTCTTTCGTTATACATTTTTTCCATTAACTCTGGAAGAAATCCACGAACGTCTTTACGATACATTGCTCCATTAGGGCATACCGCATAATCTTTATAATCAGAAAAATCAAGTTGCTTACTTAAAATCTTATCTACTGATACTGTAGGATGCTTTTCATCTAATAAAGTTTCTGGTGAAATATTATAACCCATTATCAAGTGAGGGTATAGACTATTCAAGTCAAAACTTACAACATAATCATACATTCCTGGTTTTGGTTCTTTTACATATGCTCCAGCAAACTTTCCATTTTTTACAGAACTATCTTTTTGTGGGATAACAATATTTCTTTTCTTTAAGTAATTGTAAATAATTGCATCCCAAGTTCTTACTTGGTAAAATATATCACCATAGTTTACTTTCGCATCATATGCCATCGTAAGAATAAGTTCGATCAGTTTCATCTTGTCTTCTAAACGATCAACAAGTTCTACGTCAACAATATTATATTCAATAAACTTTTGCCAACCGTGAGTATAAAACTCTTTAAATGTATCAAATTCAGAGTGATCTAATTTTTTCTGACCAAGTTCTACTTCAGCAATATAGTCCAGACGATATGATTCTTGTGCCTTATATGTAAACTTCTTATACAAGTCCATATAATCAAGTTGAGTGATTCCACCAACATCAAAGACTGTATGTTTACGTCCTGTGAGATATATTTCACCTTCAGTCACCAATCCCCAGTTAGAAAAACGTTTCATCAGTTTTTCACCAAGAACACGATCTAAACGTTTGCAAATATAAGGAATATCATATAGTTGAATATTCCATCCTGTAATTACGTCTGGAACATCAATCATCCAATGATGAATAAAGGAATTGAGAAGTTCATATTCACTTGGGCAGAAAAAATTAGATAACTCTGAATTTGATACTTTTAA